CTCTTCTAGCAGCGCCTGCAATTCTTCCGCCTGCTTTTTTAGAGTCTCTAACTTGTTCTTGTAACTTTTGTACAGCCATGTCTTCTTTAAGAGTTCTGACAGCTTTTTCCTCTTTTTTCTTTCTTTTTCTATCTTTTAATTTTTTTTTAATGAAAGAGATCGGACCACCTTTGTTATACATAGGTCTTTGCATCATCATGCCACCACCCATTTTTCCTACTCTAGTTTGGTTGCCTCTAGGTTGAGTAACCTGTGAATTATATCTTGGATTCGCCATTTTTAAATCTCCTTATTTTTTTCCATTTCGGAAAATTTGTGTTCCCTTTATACCATAAATACTCGCAACTACAAGTATCCATAAATTTGTAAACCAGCTCGGCAATTGCGAGAACATGTCAAAAAAGAGCTTGACCTTGTCCATAGCTGTCGGATCGTCCGATACGACTGCCCAAGCAAGCACCACCACGGGCAAACTTAAAATTATCAAAACTGCCTCGTCTTTCCAGTCAGACTGACGGGCTTCTAATAATTTGCCCTGGTAAGCTTCCTTACCTTCGGCCATCTTCTGAGCATGCATAAGCTGTGCATCAGACATCGCCATCTTAGTTCTCTGCTTGTTAGCATAAATTTTGCTTCCAGCAGAAACGGCTAATTTAATTGCCGATAACCACATATTAGTACCAAGTAGCCTTTACAGGTTTTTTCTCGGGTCTAATTCTTCTAGTACCTTTTACGTCTACAGTTTGTGACTCATTAGGTTTTGTTGCTTCAATCTCAACTCCACCTTTTGCAAAACCATCTTTGTTGATAAA